CATGCCCTTCAGTATCAACTGCTTTAATTAATACCGTTACAATCAGCGCAGTTAAGCCTGTGGCAGCATAAATTGTATCTGTGACCAATCCGCTAAACAATGGTGATGCAGTACCCCAATCGGTATTTGCGCCATATTGATAGCGGATTTTGTATCCTGCTAACCGCCAGTTTGAAACTGGATTCCATGATAAATTTATACCGTTACCAGTTGCGCCAGTAACATCATCAATGTAAGTCGGATTCCAAATAATTTGTGTGCCGCTAGAAAACAAACTTATCTTTAGCGCATTACCTACACGCACAAAAAAGTAATATGTACCCGCTTCAAATGTAGCAATTTCAAATGCGCTTAATGCTGTGCTTAGATTAAATCCTTGTCCATTTGTTGACGTATAAGTTGTAAGCAAACTTAATTGTGCGGTTGTTGGATTTGCTACAGTGGAATACCATATTTCTAAAAATTCAATAATGCCACTTTCACTAGTAGTTGGCACAACATCAAATTTTGGTTTAAACCCTGCATTAACAATTCCGCTAATTACTGGCGCAGGTACAGTGCCAAAAATAGTAGGGTCTAAGAATCCGCTATTAGGCGCAGGCGTAAATTGAGTAACATTAGTATCAGCAAAAACGGCAGGATTAAATTCTGTAAGAATTAAACTTGCTGTAACCGAACCATCATCAGCAAAATTTTCTGTTACCTTTTGAACTCTAAATAACTTGTTAGTAAAGGCATAATTTGTATTTGTTAATTCTACAATATCGCCTGCTTCTAATTGAATTCCAACATAATTAATGACGCATTGAATTTGTAAATCTTCTCGGCATGATTTTAAAAATCTGTTTGCTAATACTTGCGCTCTTACATTGTCATTAACTAAAGGCAGTGTAATGGTCTGTTTGTTTACTGGTTCATTTGGATACAGCAAAGATGGTGCAACTTGTGCAAGGTCAAATATAGAACTTGCAAAAGTATCTTGTTCGGTATTATCAATAAATTTAACTTCAGCAATATTAAATGTATTGGATATGTCTAATGGCGAAACACTAATTGCGCCAATTAAATTTGAATCGTCAATTTGTAGTGCAGTTGTATAAGTTGGTTGCTGAATTATTACGCCCCACTTGCTTGTTATCTCATTATATTTAACTAAACAATCACAGCAATTAGCCATCATTTGAATGTTAGCCATAATTGGTTGATCAGTTAAAATAACCCCATCAAACCTAAATCTAATTATGCTATTTGTGCCGCCTGTATATGGCGTGAATGTTATAACTTGTGAGCAATAAGCATTTAAAGCAGTTAAACTTGTGGTATCTACATTAGCCAATGCTAATGCAGCACCGTATCTTGATGATCTAAAATAATCTAAGAAACAATCTCCCGGATTTGATCTAGGATTAATTACTTGAAATCTTGTTTGTTGAATTCCAGTAATATTTGCATCACTTGAATAAGTTAATTTAATAATTAAAAATGCACAATTAGTCATTAACTTAGTGGCATCCCATTGATATGATAAATTAGGGTCACTCATTACAGTTATTGCAGATAGTGCGCTATTTGTTGGAGTATTTGAACCATTGCGGTAAAAATAAAACTCCATTAACCCTGCAACAGACGTATCAACCAATCCACTAGATTCATCAAGCAAGCCAGTTACTTTATAAGTTTGTCCAACTGTTGTGCTAAATATTACTTTCTTACCGCCCCAATAAACATCGCCAAAACTAAACACATCACCAGTATTTCCATTTTCTGAATTGGTTACTTCAGATAATGCCATTACATAATAAATTTGCTGATTATTATTTGTAATAGATAAATCAACAATAGTGCCGCCAACATAAGCAGAGCCATAAATTACTGGTAATTTATTATCAGTTGCAGGCGGTATCTGTTGACGATTTCCCGGATTAGGATAACGTGTGCCATCAAATGAAGGCATATCAGGCGCAAATACTCGTGCCAAAACTGCTGAAACAACCATATTAATTGCAAAGGCAGCAACAGCAATTGTTGTTGCTGATGCGCCAACAAAAAGTGCGGTTGCAATAATTGTTCCAACAGCAAAAGCAGGCGCAGTAAATGTTAATAGCGCAATAGCTAACCAAATTTTATTGAATCCAGTTTTCATCTATTTTCCTAAACCCTAACTTTTCATATTTTAAATTTGGGCTAGTTGCAATTTTGCTCAAAGTAAAATATTTAATTTTGCCGCTATTTTTTAATTCGTTTGCATATTCTAAATATGCTTTCAATAATTTATAACCTGAAGTGCCGTTTCTATATTGTGGCAATACATACCATGCAATTTCGTGAAGAACAAATGTTTCATGATTCCAAATGCTAGGCAATGTTAAACACATAAAAAATCCAACATTGTCTTTAATAAATATTCTGCCTTGTCCTGCAAAAATGTTATTTATTAAATTACTTAGTTGGGTTTCATCATTGCTTGCAAATAATTCTTTTAATGGGCTTTCATCTCGAAAGCATTTCATAAATTCTATTATCTGTGTCTTATCGTATTTGTTTGCTTGTCTTATCATTCTTTACCAAAAGCATAATTAATAGTTTGAATAAACGCTACTCGATTCATGCTTGTATCATTTGGGGCATAAAATTGCCATGAATTATTATTTGTATATCTACCTGCTAACCTGTTTTGCAAAATCAATTGTATGCTTGACGCACTAACTGTAATAGTGCCAAGATAACCACGCACTTCTTCATACCATTGCTCACTAATACCAAATGAATTGACGTATCCATTAAAAAATTGATATAACCCGCCAGTGCCACCAGTGGTTAATAATTCCCCATTTGCATTAAAAAACCCATGCCACATTTCAAGTTGTGCGCCTTTTATTTCCGTACCTAATACAAGCGCAAGCATTGTTGGGTCAATACCTGTTAATGTTACTGTGGTTTCATTTGCAGTTGATTTAATATCTCTAGTTGCATTCCCAACTTTTACTAATTGCCCTAATGCGGTAAACGGCAATGCATCAACTGCCGGAACTGTTATTGCTGTTGGCGTAGTAGCAAAACGATAAGTTGCAGAAGGCGTAGTCATACGCACAAAATCCGCATAACGAATTGTGTTTGTATTTTGTACTGGAGCAATGTTATTCACAGCACAACCTCATATCCTCTAAACTGTCCATTCCATTGAATGAATGAATCATTGGTCATTGGGATTAATGTGTAATCAGGATAATCACGCAGCACTACTGGAAAAGTAATGCCTGTGTAATTGCTACCACCAATTGGTTGCGTTGTGCCATATTGCCCAATAACCGCTTCCATTGTTGCGCCTAATGTAGTCAATATGGTTCTATGCACTGGAATATTAACCGTTGTATCAACTCCACGTTGCACATCGGCAGTTGCTATATATGAATAACGATCAATCTGCAAAAAATCGCCTGTCTTTACAATGTATGCACTTGCAGAAATAGAAGGCAAACTTCCCAAAACAATAGTTTTATTTGCTGATGCTGTTTGGTATCTGCAAGCTGCAATTTGACCACTAGTCATATCGCCACGATAAGCAATATAGTTAAGCCATCCAGTAGTGCCAAAATTTAAATACTGTTCAGTGATTCTATCCGCTTCACGCAAACTAGATAACAAGCCACGATTTTGCGAATACAGCAAATAATTCATTGGCTTAATTGTGAATTCAAATGGTTGCACCGTTAAAACTTCGGCAGTGCTTATACGCATATTGCGTGACAGCATTTGCCCTGCAAATTTATGGTCATTAATACCAACCGATTCAGCAACAGATAAGATTGTTTGCAGCGACATAATTACCTCGAAATTGGTACACTACGATTGGCAGATTGATATGATGCCCAAATCGCATTTTTATTTGCAGCTAAAAACTGTGTGGCAGATTGTGTGTCTATTGCACTCATATTTGCAATGTAATTGCCGTTCACTGTTATGCCATTATTGCCACCGCCTGCCGCAGCCATTTGTTGCCATGAGCCATTAGGTATAACAGTGCCAGAAGTTTGTGGAACAAATAATTCTGCGCCATTTTCACCAACAATAGTAGGTGAATCAATACGACCGCCAGATGCTTTTTTACCAACACCACTCATAATAAGACTTGCGCTAGGATTTGCACCACCGCCTGTAGGCATTCCACCAAAACTACTTATTATTGATCTTAATATCATGGATGCTTGCGCTCTCATTTCCATGACAAGCAAATCTTTAATTACACTGCCGACAAAATCTTTAAACGCAAATTTACCTGTATCTACAAACCTGCGAATGGCAGTTTCCATATTAGATGTTACTGATTCAAATGCAGCACGACCACGCAATGATGCTTTTTCAGCCGTTTCTGTATATTCCTTCATAGCTTCAGACCAACCTGCCGACCATGATTTTTGTCGCTCAATAGATTTCTGCAAATTTTCATCTTCCATTTGATTCAATTGCAGAAAATAATCTCTTCTATTTGCTAATTCGGTTTCTATATAATAAACTTTCTTATCGTAAATTTCTTTTGCTCTAACTTGTTCAGAAGAATCTGCCCTTTCAAATTCTGCCAATGCAACTGCTTTAGCTTCCGTTGCTCTTTGCTCGATGTCTTTTAATTTTTGCGCTTGGTCAATATTTAATTTGCGAACATTGTATTCATTCTCAGAAATTTTATATCGCTCACCCTCTAATTCAAGCAATTGCTTTTGATTGTCAAATTCATTTGACATTAACTCTGTATTAAGTTTATGCAATTCAAACATTTCTTTTAATTGAGCATTATATTTTGCTTGCCTGTCATAAGCCTTTGCAAGTAATTCTTGAAATGCTTCTTCTAATTCTTTTGCTTTCTCTGCTTCTTTTTTTCTTTTTTCGGCAGCTTTTTCTGCATCTCTTTCTGCTTTTTCTCTTGCTGATTTTTGTGCAGCTAATTGTTTATCGCTTAACTTTTTGTAGTCTGCACTTATGTCAGGAATGCCGCCTGCATTTTGCGGGAAAGATTGACCAACAAAAGATTCTTTTTTTCTACTTGGTAAATTTAAATCTTTTAAAATTAAATCTTGTTGTGCTTGCTGTTTAGCAAACCAAGACATATCAGATTTTTGTATCTTATCTAATTCTTTACCAAATTCTGCGGTGCTATTTATCCATGTGGCAAATGGTTGCGCTAATTTCTGCATCATCAAGCCAATGTTTTTCATTGCCTTTTCGATGTTTTCCCATGCCGCAGCATTATCCTCAATTGATTTAACTAATTCAGGGTCTTTAAATTCTTTGTATTTATCAACAAAATCATCCCAATTAACTGTCTTAATTGATTTGCCTAATAAATCTTGACCAAGAGAAAGCCGTTCGGTTGCTGATCTTGCTTCAGTTAATGCAGAAGCAACACGCCTAAATAATTCATCAAGTTTTAATCTATCAACTTCCGCACCAGATATACCAAGCCGTTCAAATGATTTACGCATTTGATCGTTGCCTTCTCTTGCGGCATCTTGGGCGTTAGCAAGTTTTTGAAACATTGTTGACGCATCTTCAGCGTTACCGCCTGCGCCTTGCAATGCTGCTTGAGTAGCAAGAACTGATTCAACTGTTATATCTAATGCTTTTGCTAAATCAGAATATTCATCTGCCTTTTGAAATGTTTTTGCTAGTGCTGCGGTTGTTATGGTTGCGGCAATGCCAACTTTTGTAAATGCGTCTGCAACTGCGTTTTCCCATTCGCGCATTTGCTTTTTTTGCTGATAAACAAACTCTCTTGTTTTACCAGTGGCATCATCCATGCCTTTAAGAAATTCGGAAGTGTTTATACCAAGATAAACACCAAGACGCGCAATCAATGACATAATTTAACCTGTGTTTTTAGCCCGATATTTATTCAAAGCAATTTGTATTTCTTGCTTTAATTTTTCAGTAACTTCATGTTGTTTGCTTTCCAATGCAGGGCGCAAATATGGTCTAGCTGCCATGCGTACAGTACCAAATTCTCTTTGCACTGCTAATGCTGATCGTTTACTCATACCTTTAACATCAACAGTTTTGTTTTTATTTTTTGTACCAAACTCAACTGCCATTGCTCGCGCATCCGAAATATCACCAACATTCAATTTTGCGGATACAGTAGCCATTATTAAATCGCCTTTTTGCACATACTTTGATCTTAAATCTTTTGGTCTAACTGGTCTTGCTGTTATTTTAAGTGTTCTTTTTAGTTGCCCTGTATCCTCACCATGCCCATGATATAAATTATCTTTTGCTTTTTGCAATACAACTTGCATGGATTTTCTAGCGGCAGGCACTAAAATATTTTTACGCGCATCTGTAACACCAAATTCTTTATTTATTTGGTCTAGCAAATATTCAAATTCTGCAAATCCAACTAAACTAGTTTTTGACATTTGTAAGGTTCTTATGTGAATCAGGCATCATTGAAATAAAAGCAAGCAACTTATTATTTACATCATTGCGTTTTTGTTCTTCAGTTAATGGCGCATAAATGTAATCATAAGCCAGACCAATTACATTTTGTAATTTATATGGTTGCTGATTTTGCGCTCTAATATAATTAAACACACCCGCAGTTAAACTACCAATAGAATTCAATACTTGCTTATTGCCAATAAACCCATCATTTATTGCAACCATTACTAACCTGTAATCATCCTCGCTCATTGCGTCTGGATTTGCACCATGCGCCAACATATATGCCCGCGCCTGTAGTCGCAATGAGCCAATTAGTTTTTTCTTGTTTCCTCATAATTTGGCGAAATTACTTCACCAATTTTTTTTGATATTTCTAATTGAACTGAAAACGGAAATTCAGTTTCAATTTCTTCATAAGTTAATTGCGACAAATCCGCGCCATCAATTACAGGCACTAGCAATTTAAACATTTCAACAATTCGCGCATTTGTTTGTGCTGTAATCTGCGCCATTTCTTTCATTGATTTGTCGTTAAATATTATGTCATCATCTAAAAATTTAAAATTTTCACCTTCTAAAGTGTCTTTTTTTTCTAGCAAAGGCGCACATAATTTATCGTAATGGCTTTGCCATTCAGTATTTTTAATGCGTGTATTCATTTCTTCATACTCTGAAGCAAGCGGAACACGCACCCGCAACTTTTGCCCCGCCATCATAAAGTCACGAATTCTTATGTTTTCAGTATTAATTTTTAGGGATTCTGATAGTTTCATGTCTTATCCTTTTTTAATAATGCCTGTATATATTTCATTGTTTAGCCGTACTACATAATCGACTATTTCTTGTGGTGACATCTTATCGGCATGGTTAGCTGCAATTGAATGAGCCAATGCAATGCCAGTAAGTTTTTGCTGCGGAAATCCAAACCAACTTTTAGGCGCAGTTAATGATTGCTCTAATAAATAGCCTAATAAATCATTGCTTGATTGAATGTTTGTTGTCATATATTTTAATGTAAAAAAGCCCCCGAAGGGGCATTGTTTTAGTTGTTAGACCAACCGTATTGGTTACCTCTAGGATGTATCGTAAATACACATTTAGCTTCTGCGCTTGGGTCTGATTGAATCTGGAATTCAGACACGCGACCATTGAACGCATAAGCAACTGTGTTTGCTCCATCAACCGCAGCAATTACAAATGTGCGATCAATGATGCCGCTTTGTGAATCACCACGAATCAGCAACAATGCAGCATCCGATGGATTCCACGCAGCAGTTACAGATAACGAAGTTGGTGCAGATTGCACAGGAATTTTATCGGATTGGCGTGAACCCGCGACAGCATAGTTTACAACGCCATCATCTTGACCAAACGCAGGTATGCTTTCAACTGGAACTAAAACGCCTGCCGCGCCTGTACCGCCTGCGCTAGTGCCAACAATAGTCGCAACTTGTGCAGACCATACAGATAGATTTGCAGTTGTTAATGTTGTTGGGTTTGCGCCTGTTTGCATAAATAGCGAAGCAGCAAAGCCGGGAAGAACTCTATTAGGTAACGCCATGATAAATTTCCTTTATACGTTATTTGACCAACCGTATTGGTTGCCACGAGGATGAATAGTAAACACGCATTTTGCTTCCGCACTTGGGTCACTTTGTATTTGAAATTCTGATACGCGACCATTGAAAGCATAATAAACAATGTTGCTGCCATCTACTGCGGCAATAACGAATGTGCGATCAATAATTCCACTTTGTGAATCACCGCGCATTAAAAGCAGCATTGTGTCGGAAGGATTCCATGCGGCAGTAACAGATAAAGATGTTGGTGCTGATTGCACTGGTATCTTGTCTGATTGACGAGAACCTGCAACTGCGTAATTAACAACACCGTCATCTTGTCCAAATGCAGGTATTGATTCAACTGGCAATTGATTTGCACTAATAGCAATTGCAGCCACATTAGCTAATGTCGATAATTGAGTAACTGTTAATGCAGTAGGGTTTGAAGTTGGTTGTGCGTAAAGTATTGCAGCAAATCCGGGTAGAACTCTATTTGGTAGTGCCATGATTTTTCCTCGAAAAAGTTAAAAGTCTGTCTTATGTCGGAATATCCATTGTGCAATCAAGATAAACTGAATGTAAATTTATATCGTTCTCGTATGAATTATAAAGAAAATCAATATCAAGTTTACTAATATAAAAACCAGTTACCCCACCGAACTGCCCAGAGTATCCATGCAATGCTTGTATTATCGTGTTTGCTATGCCGAACGCATCTTGCAATGTTCCGGCATAAATATTGGTTTGGAATATAGGTCTGTCTATACCCTTCACCGATTGCGTTGTGCCTGTATAAACATCTTGATGCACATTACGCAAATTCCATGTTATAAACTTTTGCTGTGACGCAAAGTTTCTATTGAAAGACGCATACACTGGCACAGGACTAGCAGTAGTAGTTAGCTGCGCTTGTATTGCCTTTGCATAATCTAATACGTTATTTTGTGTAGCCATTTTTTACACCGAAGTTGATGGGTCATTGTGGTAACACAAAAATGTAACGTGCATCCTATCATTTGATTCAATCGCACTATCAATACGCCAATCTAAATTGCGCCATGTGATTGAATACAAATTTTGATTATCGTAAATATCTCTTGTATATGGCGTGAAATTAAAAGTTAAATTAATCATGCCTGCATAAACACGATATTTGTCGGTAATCTTTAAATCGTTTTTTACTTCCTTAACTTCAGCTTTACTATTAAATTTTAAAGTTTTAGTTGTAACTGCTTCACCATATTCATTAGTAGCAAATGAAAGGTCATAAACATTTACATCTTCATATCTTTTTACCATTACATCACCAATGGTTTATATGGTCTTAATAAAGTATCAACGCCTAATGGTATTTGTGCAAGTTGACCAACTGTTTCACCAACTGCGGAACGGTTATTATATAAATGCGTAAACCACAATAAACCTGCTTGTTTAATAACTGGATAAGTTGCTAATGGTGATGCGGCAAGCGTATAAGTTGCAATGACAGGTGAAGTCATTTGCGGATTAATTGCGCTCGGCAAATCTGTAACAATTATCTTTTGTCCAGTTGGGTCATAATAATAAGCAGATGGATTTACTGTAGTTAATACTGTTGGCGTTGAATCATTGTAATAAGCAACTGAATTAATTGTCACTCCACCTTGTGATGTTTCAGGCAAATCAAGTGACAATGGTGAACCATATAAAGCAGACGCACCATAATAAACTTTGTATTGAACGCTAGTAATGGACAATCCTAGATAATCCTCAATAGCCATTCTTATAGCTAACTCTAATGCAGTTAGGTATGTGTCTTGGCTAGTGTCAGAATACAGGTTTAATTGATTTCTAATTTCAGTAAGCGTCAACCACGCAGTCGCAATATTACGGTTGGTCTGTTCAAACCAATCATAATTGAACGGATTGCGTGTAGGCGCAAGCTGTACAAATCCTAAACCTGTTTCTTGGGATGCCATAATTTTTAAGTTTCAATAGAACGAACACCTGCAAATGGGTCACGAACTGTGCTTACCATACGTTTTTCGCCATACATTGTCACAAAACCGGGAGCTGTTTGTTCCATAGCTTGAATAGACATTTCTTCTACATCAGCAATAGATAAGAACCTTGCCCAATCAGCGAGATAAACAGATTTATTTCCTACTGTGCCAATCGGACTAAGGTAAGGATTTGGTATTACAGGAAAACCAAATACATGAGTTAATGAGCCTGCATTATCTGCGCCATTTTCTACAAACGCATAACTTGCACCATTGCCGCCACCGCCATGAACGTAATTGCGCAAAGCAACAATTGCTGTTGGATGCATCATCCATGCAGTAGTTGGTGATGACCAATATTGACTAGGTAGAGCATTAGCCATATCAACTAATGTTTCATGTTCAAGTGCGCCAGTGTTATAACCTACAGTCGCAATAGTATGCCGACCATTTGTAATTGCTGTGCCACTTGTACCAAATGCAGATACAGCACCCGCAGCACCAAGATATGAATTTAAACCACGTAAACCATTTACGCCACCAGTGCTTGTAGTTGTGCTACCTGCTTGATCGTTATTTAAGCCCATTGATGCGCCTTCAATCTGCGCAAATTCAAGTGCTAAATCTTGAATCAATTCTGCTTCTAATCCGTTTACATCCGATAGCACAGCAGTACGAACTGGGAATTGCGCTGTTATAACTCTAGTCGGCAATTGCCAAATGCTAGTGTTAATGTTTGGTGAACCACTATCAGGCGTGAACACATATCCAAAAGGATTTGTGCTATTAGCTGCATTACCTGTCTTTGCTACAAATTGAACGTCAGACATATTTGGCGTTTTAATATTGCGAGCAAATTTTCTAAATGGGTTTGCATAACGATATGCAGCAAACACATCATCAAAATATGTACGACCACCAACGCCTGAACCACTGCCAGTAAGTGCCGATGCTTCACGCAAATCAATGGTGACCTTATCGCCTGTTTCAAGCGTATGTTTAATACCTGCAATGATTTTTTCGTTGGCTTTCATATATTCCATTCCCTAAACAAAAAAACCCCCACCAGTACATTCTGGTAGGGGCAAACCGCTATTAGGTAGCTGTACCAGTTGAACGGTAACGAACACCCGCAAATGGGTTGACTACACTGGTTGCTAGACGAGTTTCGCCAAAGAAGGTTATGAAACCGGGCAACGTCTGATCGTATCTACGCAATACCATGCTTAGACGATCAACGATAGTGTGGAAACGTGACCAATCAGCAAAGTACATTGGGTACAAGCTGTTTGTGCCTGCGCTACCAGTTGTTGCTTGTGATGGATTATCAACATACTTATTAACAACAACATCAAAGCCAAGCAATTGACCAACAATACCATCAGCACGAGCCAAACCATCTACATAGATTGGGCGACCTTGTGTATCTACTAAGCCACGAATCTGTTGCAGCAATACAGGATTAATTACAAACTTAGTTGTAGGTGTCCAATATTCCTGTGGCAGAGAGTAGATAAAATTAACTACGTCTTTGTAAGTGATGTTTGCAGCACCAACAGTATTTGCATTGGTAGTAAGCTGATCATAAGTAGCAAGCGAATGCAAACCACTAGTAGAGCCAGTGCCACTATTGCCAAAAGCTGCGGTAGTAACTGAACCGCCTGCATAAGTAGCTGCCGCACCTGCGTATTGATCCAAACCTCGTAAACCATTCGTTCCCCCAAATGGGTTATTAACACCTTGTGCAACTTGGTCATTATTTTGAATCATTGATTGTGCTTGTGATTGTGAGAATTCAAGCAGCATATCGCTAACAACATTAGCTTCTAAGCCATCAATATCATCTAAAGCTGCGGTACGGATTGGGAACTGTACGTTCAAATCTTGCAGCACTAATTGCCAAATGGTTGTATCTTCAGTGGTTGCTGCACCATTGTTTTGAATAGTGTAACCCCATGCTGCTCCTGCATTACCAGTTTTAGCACGGAATTGATAAGAAGAACCATCGGTTGCAACTTCACGAGAAACGCCACGCATAGGATTAGCTAAACGCAGTGGTGCGAATACAGGGTCATAAGCAGTACGACCACCTTGATTGTTACCGCCACCTGTCAGTGCTGATGCTTCTTTTTGGAAAGCAGCATATTGTTCAGCATCTTCAAATAGCTTAACTTCTTTTTCTACACGAGAATTTGATTTGTAGAATGAAGAAAGTTGTTCAGCAACTTTACGATTTACGTCAACCATTACGCCTGCATTTGCACGAATGATTGAAGGCGCACCAACTTGTGCAACCTTTGCTTCTAGTGCAGCAACTTTTTCTGCGAACTCTGCTTTAGCAGCTTCAACTTGTGCAGTTGCTTCAGCAATTTTTTCTGTTACCAGTGCTTCGGTTTCAGATTTAACTTTAGATTCAATTGAATCTAGCTTTTCAGTGATTTTATCTAACATGATTATTCCTATTAAAAATTAAGATAGACGTGCTTCTAAAGCCTTGAGCAATTCCTTTTGTTCAAGATACTCTAAAAACTCTTTTGCCGCATCCGATTCAGCATCTCGCATTTCGGTAGTCGGTTCGACATTTACAGTTTCAACGTCACGTTTAGCTGTTGCCTTGCCAAAAATGGAAGCGGCAGTTGTCGCATCCTTTTTCGAAATCCCCGCTTCACGCAGAGCTTTCTCAAATACTTTTAGATTGAATGAGCCATCATCCCTAAAAAATTCTAATTTGTTGATGTTGGCTTTTGGATTGTTTGGGTTCATGACAATTGACACTTCAGCCAATCCACCCTTAGTAATGCTGAAATAACCTTCTTCATCGGCATCAATGCCTGCTTGCAGCATATTGCCTTCAGCATCAACCATGCAATATTCGTCAGCGTATGCGCCAACAGAAACACCACCAACCATCATTGGCGATTCTTTCATGATTGTGTATAAATCTTTGCCTGCGCTTGTATTAACAAAGATATTTCCTTTGCCGATCATGCCTTCATCGGTAAATTCAAACTCATCCCATTGCCCTACAGGCATCGACATATCGTTATGTTGGAAATACATTGGCAGTGGTTTACCCATTGCGGCAAATTCTTTTGCCCACTGTTTAAATGCTTCAGGTTGATAATTAAACTTGCGACCGTCTGCGCCTTCTCTTGCGCCCCAAGTGGTAAGCATTGCTTCAATCTTGCCCATTGAATCCATTGATTCATCGGCAGATATGCCAAGCGCAACTTGGGATTCAAAAATAAATGTGACATTTTTAGTCATGGAAAATCACCTTTTTTTGTTTCATGCCATTTGCCTGCATTGGCTTTTTAACTCGCTTATCCGCAGCTTGTTTTATTTTGTCGGCAATCTGTTTTTGCTTTGATTGCGATTGATTTGGTTTCATGCTTTGCCTGCTCTACCAGTTTTACCAACTGAACTAGTATTGCCGCCACCGCCTGTATCTTGTGATGAAGAACCTGATATTGGTTCTTGTTTGCTGCCAGATTTATTTAAACTGTTGGCAATACTATCATCAATTTCTGCAAGCCCCAAATACTTTCTCGCTTCATTTGGTGTAAAAATTCCTGCGTTGACACCCGCCACAGAATAATTCATCTGGTCAAGTGGCGCACCTTTTAAAAAGTTTTCGGTTTGGAATTGAATGTATAAGTTTGGGAATCCTTGCAACAAACTCATTTTTAGTTTTTGTTCTATGTTAGTCAGCAATGGTGACATTGTGCTTTTATAGAATTCATCTAGCATTGATTGTGTATTGTTAAACTTACCTTCACCAACACTAATCATTTGTGGCGGTACACCAAACACGCCACAGATTCGTTTCATGGTTTGTTCTTTAAGTGCTGCTATATCTGCATCCTGAATTGAAAGCATATCGACAGGCATATATTTCATGCCATTATCAAGCAACATACCTTGACCGGGTTTTGATGGGTCAGTTGGTCTTGAGCCTGTCAATTGTGACCAACCTTCTTTTAATCGTGCAGCAATCTCTTTATATTTTGAATCAGGAATTACTTGATCAGTGACAAACAATCCGCTTGGCTTTGCACCATTCTGCATAACGTAGTTTGCATACAAATCAATGTCTTGATCTAAGCCGATCAACTCTGCAAGCAATGTGCCTTTATTCCAACCGCCTGAACCTTGCCAACCCATTTCCATCAAATGTATTACCTGCCAATAATCTAATGGTTGATTCTTTGAAAAACCATAAGTAGGTGATGACAGCACATACATTGGATAACGTGTTTCCGTTAATTGTGTAGTGATTAAAGTTGCATCTAATACATACATTTCTAATGGCGTTTGATCTGATTTGTTTTGATCTTTACGCCACAGCACTGTGTAGCATTCGCCTGCCATATCTAACCACATCGAGAACTGATACCAGAATTCGTATTGGCTTTGGAAGTTGTTTGGGTTGGTTAATAAACTATAAACTTGTCTAGCTTTAATTTTGTCACGTTGCCCGATTGATGGGTCATGGCAAGCATTAACCAATTGGTCTTTATCGTTGTATGCCATGATCTGAATTGGCAGTTGCGAAATTGCCCTTGCTTTAACTGCTAGGCAAGCCATCACCGTACTATTGCGGGACAGCACCGACATATCAACGGTTCTACCTGCTTGCGTTGCGCTAGATGTGGTGACATACAGCATTTGCTGCAATGCTTGTGATGCGCCTGTATTACGCAGCACATTATTACCAAGCGCAGTTTGTCCGAATAACGTATTAGATTCTTTTTGGTTCTTATTTTTTCTATTAAAAATATCTAATAAAGCCATGATTTAACCCTCAAAATGTTCTGAATCCATACCCGCCATGATCAACTGGATGATCTAATGAACAATGCATGGCAATAATTAGCGCAATAATACCATCAACTTTCGCAGATTTATCAGCTTCATTCTTACGAATTTTTATGTTTCCGTTTACATCTTCATACACTTCGCAGTTACTTAGCTGCCAACCGACAAATGGGTTGCCATCATGTTTAATACTTTTGCTTAAAATTAATTTTTCTAAATGCTTTGATGGGTTGCTTAGTACCGCCATGCCCTGTCCAACTTTTTTAACTGGCATTGCTTGATCATGTAATCGTGCAATTAAACTTGCTGCATTATAGGCATCATAACCAATTTCTTTAGGGTCATGCTTTGCTGATTGCTCTCTAATGTAATCGCTGATTTCTCGATCATCCATTACATTACCTTGTGTCAAATGCAATATTCCTGAATCTTTAGCGTTTCTAAATATATCGTGATAATGCTGCGGCACATGATTCAATGCTTCTTCAGGTAAGAAGAATTTAAACTCTGCAAAGTAATCATCTTCTGCATATCTTTTTAATGTACAAACTGCATTTAAATCTCGCGTTGCTGCTAAGTCAAAACCAATAAACACTGCTTCAGGTTCTCGTTCATCTTTGCCTGTTGTGCATTCATCCCAATGTGTACGATCAAGCCATGCTGAATTTGCGCTTACAAATACATTAAGAGTTTTGCAAAGGAATTCATTTAGCGTTGCAGGTTTAAATTTAGCTTCATTTGCCCTTGCAACAATAGCTTCTTCAAACACAGATATGCCATGCATAGGATTTGCCTTTGCCCATATTGCAGGGTTTTGCCAATCATCTTGCGGGTCTAAACCGTACAGCAAACCAAACCATTTAGGGTTATCTGGTGCTTCGCCAGATAGCATGGTTTGAAGCATCAATAAATCCTCATGAAACTTTGTGTCTTTAGTGAAACTTGCGGTAGTAATGTAAATGCGTAGTGGGTTCTTCCTTGCCACCATACCTGAATGCAAAACCTCGATTGAGTTTCTATCTATGATCTGTGCAGCTTCATCAATAATGGCGCACGATGGATTTAAACCATCACCACTCTTTTTGGTATCTCGTGACAATGCTTTAAACATTGATTGCGAATCACCTATTTTTGTAATGTGATGTTTTTGTACGTTATACAATTTCTGCACTTCTGTCGGCATGGATTCAATCAAACCTAATGCGCTAGTAAATACAATGCTTGCCTGATCTCTACTTGTCGCTAGTGTATAAACCTCTGAACCTTTTTCACCAAACATCAATTCATAAAGACCAATGACAGCAATCAAAGTTGATTTGCCTGCCTTGCGAGGAATGAAAACAATCACATCCGACACCATGCGTTTATTCTTATCCTTCTTAGACCAAAAGCCATATATGCCGCAAATTAGTAGGATTTGAAATGGTTCAAGTAAAAGTGGTTTGCCTGCGTCTGCACCTTTAGCGTGTTTAAGCAGTGATGCAAATTGCAGGAAATGATCAACTGCCGCAGGTTGAAACTCCCATTTCCAATCTTTATTTTCTATTTGATTAAGGAATCTTTGACAGGCAAGCAGCACATTACGGCAAACTAATATCTCACCTTTGACAACTTGTGTGGCGTATATAACGCCATCTTGCCACTTCATTGCGGTTGCCAACCTTTTAAGAAATCAGCAAGTGGTGATGCATCCTCTAACTTGTTTGCCGCTAATCTTGATTTAGGAGTTAGCCCCAATTCATTCATTAGCTTAATGCAATTTTCCATAGCCTTATTTGAAATTGCAATATAAGGATTTGGCGCAAGGGTTTTGCCATTATTTATTTTAATAACCAATGGATGTTTGTCTTGCTGTACCTGTGCATCAACATAAACCTGCATTTGATTTGCAAGCATAGCAAGCGTATGACGATCTTGCTCAGAACCTATTCCGTAAACATCGTAAAGATAATTTGCTGTTTCTTTTACAAATTTCTCTTTATTAAATAATTCAGGTTGCGACACCCATTCAGCAAAAGGAATTCTTGCTTTGATTTTTTCAGGCAGCATGATTCCAACATTCATGCCTTTGCTGCCATGAACGCCATGCACCTCTGGCGGTAGTTTATTGTGTGCTGCCATTAATTAACTCTGCTTTCTTGCCGGTAAATTCTTCCCATCGTTTGACTATAACGTCACAATACTTTGGGTCTAATTCCATCAGTCTAGAGTAACGACCATTTTTTTCTGCTGCTAATAATGTTGTGCCGCTACCGCCAAAACTATCCAAAACAATATCACCGCCTTTTGTATTATTAAGCATTTGATATTCAAAAAGCGCAACTGGTTTCATTGTTGGATGTTCGCCATTTCTGCTTGGCTTATCAAACTCAAGAATAGTTGTTTGTTTTCTATCTGTTGCCCAAAGATGCCCCGCGCCTTCTTTCCATCCATAAAGACAAGGTTCGTGCTTCCAATGATAATCCTGCCGCCCCATAACCATTGTTGATTTTTTCCAAATAAGGCATTGGCGAACTTTCCATCCCGCATCGGATGCTGCACCACGAAAGTTATATCCTTCAGAATCTGCATGCCAAATATAAAATACAGCACCAGCCTTCATTACAGTATCAGCGGTTACATAAGCATCACGTAAAAATTGTCGAAATTGATCGTTGCCCATGCTGTCATTTTGAATTTTTAATGCATCTTTAGTTTTTCCTTCATACGCTACATTATAAGGTGGGTCAGTTAACCACATGTCAACAAGTTGACCATCACACAATTTTTCCATGTCTGTAACGCTACAAGAATCCCCGCACATTAATCTATGTTTGCCAAGTTGATAAATGTCACCTAATTTTGTTTTAGGTTCATCAGGCACATCAGGTACGGCATCCTCATCCGTTAAACCTTCATTTATTTGTTCAGGCGTTAAGGCATCAATCTCTTTTTCATCAAAGCCAGTAAGCGCAAGATCAAATCCTTCTAATTCCAATTCTTCAAATTCAAGCGCAAGCATATCGTTATCCCAACCTGCATTTAATGCAAGTTTGTTATCCGCAATAATTAATGCTTTCTTTTGCGTTGGCGATAAATGAGATAACTCAATCACAGGAATTTTTTTAAGCCCAAGTTTTCTGGCAGCAGCCAAACGCCCATGCCCCGCAATGATGCCTGCTTCGCCATCCACCAAGATTGGGTTAGTCCAACCAAACTCTTTAATGCTTGCCGCAATCTGAGCAACCTGCTCATCGCTATGCGTGCGGGAATTCCTTGCGTAAGGAATTAATTTTTCAATTTCAATTTCTTGTATTTTCATTTTTTACCTTGCGTCTTAAAAAAATTTTTCACGTTTAGGGAAATCCTTTTTGCGTTTAGGGAATTCCCCATGACCAATTTTAACCTCCCCATAGCCTAGCTCTATATGCACCAAATTGCA